GCTTGCAGAAGTAGACCAAGGTTCTATGCTTGCGGCAAGTACAGCTCTACTTATGATTGGCGTTACATTAGCTGCTCTTGAAGGAACAGTTATTGGATTGTCTAAACTTATCACAAACATGAAGGATGTAGGTCGTATCCTTGTATCTCTCGGTACAATGGTCGCTTTGGTTTATGTCCTAAAAGAAGCCTCACTTGCTTTGTTCGAACTAGCCGATTTACCAGTTGATGGTATTCGTGCTGGTGGAGAATCGTTGTCAATATTAGGCATTGTCTTGGCAGTTATGACAGCAACCGTTATCGGTATGTCTAAACTTGTCACAAACCTTAAGACTGTTGGTGGTATTATTGTAGCACTTGGTACAATGACTGCTATCATGCTAATTCTTAAGGAATTTTCAAAATCAGTTATTCCTTTAGCTGATATTGAGTCTGGACAACTTATGTCTGCAGTTACAGCCATCGGTGTATTAGCTGTGGTACTCACAGCAACTACCGCTATAATTGGTGTACTTGGTGCGCTTGCTGGTAACACTGGCCCAATGACACTTTTGGGTATCATTGTCATGATTCCATTGATTATGTCAGTCGCTTGGAGTCTTAAACAAATGGGTGACACTGTCGCTCTACTTGGAGGATTATCTGTAAGTGATCTCTTCAAGGGCGGAGTAGCGATAGCCGCATTAGGACAAGTCTTATTCATTCTCACAACTGAGTTTGGAGTACTTGCTCTTCTTGCTGGTTGGACATTCGGTGCTCTTTGGGGTGTTATTCCTGTAATTGCATTGATTCTTACAATCGTACCTGCTCTCAAAGGTATGGGTGATATTGTTATTTCTCTTGCACCATTGTCTATTGGCGACTTGATGTCTGGAGCTGTAGCTATATTAGCATTAGGTGTGATCCTTGTAGTAATTACTGCACTTGCAACCGTAGTATCTATATTTGGTGCTGTAGCTGGATTTGGTGTTGCTACAACAATTGCTCTAGCTAATGGTATCATTCAAGCTCTACAATCTCTAGCAAACGTAGCTATTGGTCTTATTCCATATGCTGGAATTGACTTGGCTGCATCTGTTATGGTTATTGCTGGTCTTGCACTTATTCTAGGTGCTTTGTCTGCATTCATGAGTCTTATGTCTAACGTGACAAGTCTTGAGGGTGCTGCTGGACAAATCATGATTATGCAAGGTATCACAACATCAATTCAATCATTAGCGTCTACTGCTATTACTATTGCTGGTGTTGGTGATATCGAGACAATGACTAAGGCTGGTCAGATTGTAGCTAAACTTGGTGATGTTATTGGTTGGAATACTCTCAAGACTGCATTCGGTAGTCTTATTAGTGGTGGAGCTGACAAGATATCTGGTCAGTTGGCTGCTATGAAGGGTATTGTGACTAACGTCAAAGACCTTGCTGATACTGCAATTAAGATTTCAGCTTCTGGTTCTCCAGAAGACATGCAGAAATCTGCTGATGTTGTTAAAAAGCTTGCTAACGTGCTTACATCAAATCTCTTCAAGGAAGATTTCTTATCTGTATTCTCAGATGGCTCTGGTGCGGTAACACGTATTAAGAATGGTGCTAAAGCTCTTGCTTCAGTATCTGATGCGTCTAAATCTGCATCAAGTATGAAATCTATTGATGTCGAAGGTGTTAGTGACAAGATGGACGACATGAAGACTATCATGAACAAGGCCAAATCTATGGGCGACTCTGCTCCTAGCGAACAAGCTGTCACCAACATGGGTAACATGAACTCAATCATCAACAAGGTCAAAGACATTGCAACTAACTTGCAATCTATGCCTGCTGTTGGGCCTGAAGCTACAGTAGCTGTTGATAATATCATTGCTACAATTAACTCAATCTCAACTAAACTACAGTCTATGGAAATGAACCAATCATTCGAGGCTGCTGGTTTAGGTAACATTGGGTCTTACGCAACAGGAATTCAAAATGGACTAGGAAATGTAACTGGTTCAGTTGATGGTATTGTAAGTGGAGCTCGTGGTCGCTTTGGTGCAGCTAACATGACATCGCAAGGTAACAACACTTCAAGTACATTTGGACGAGGTATCAGTGCTTTACTTGGTATGGTTTCTGGTGCTGCCTCTGGTGTTGTAAATGGAGCTAAATCTATGTTTGGTCAAAACGACGTTACTGGTCACGGTAACAGAATGTCTGGAACATTTAAAGGCGGTATTGACCAAGGTAGAAATCCTGTTTCAAATGCCGCTAAAAGTGTACTTGATGCTGCGAAATCAGCAATGACGCCAGATGGTGGAGTTATTTCTAAACTCACACATGCTGGTACTTCTATGGTTGATGCTATTGCTAGTGGTATTCGTAGCGCTATTGGTAAAGCCACAAGTGCTATCTCTGACCTTTGGGCTACAGTTAAAGCACATATTCCTAACTCACCAGCCAAGAAAGGACCAATGTCTGGAGCTGGTTGGCGTAAAGTTGAGCATTCAGGTAAAACCATTGTAGAAACAATTGCTAGTGGTATGGGCTCTGCTGCACCTACAGTAATTGATGCAATGGATAACTTGATGGGCGAAATTCAAAATCAAGTCGATAGAGTCAATGACATGGATTATGACAACATGGATATTAATCCTAAAATCAAACCTATCCTTGATATGAGTCAAGTTGAGACATCTGCTTTGCAAGCTGTTACAGATTATTCTGGACTCTTGACAGGTCAGACTGCACTCAACCTACAATACTCATTGCTTAATCCACAAGTTGCACAAATGCTCACAAACTCAGACAATATTAACACTCTTATCGGTAAAGTTGAAACACTTAACGGACAAATAGGTGAACTCAATGTTGTCAATCAAGAACAAGCTGGTCTTCTTCGTGAAGGTCAAGTTCTTAATACTTACATTGATGGTAAACGTATTAACAATGTGCTTGCTCCAGGTATGGCTGATGCACAATTACAATACAAGGCGCGTCAAGACAGAATTAATGGAGGTATCGCTTAATGAGTGGTTCTACTGAACTATATTTCGATATCCTGTTAGGCGAAGGTTCAGACCAAGTCAATATAACAGAGATCATCGAACGTTATCGTGGTGGTGTTACCAAGATTGATAGAGGTCTTGGTGGTGCTAAAACTAATACAACGTCTACTGGTACAGACCGTTATGGTACTCAGCATGCCTATCAAAAACTAGGTGCTAAAACTATCAAGATTGATTTCTTGATTTTTGCTGATACTAATCAACGTGCTCGCTTTAGACGTGAAATGACAGGCGCTCTTGATTTCCCAAACGGAACAAGGCATCTACGATTTGAGGATGAGCCTAACGGATATTACGATGTAATCTCTGAAGGTCAGTTCTCATTTACTGAAAGTCTTAAAGAGGAACAGGCGAGTGGTACTATCTCATTCACTGTTCCTGACGGACTTTGGCATTCGGATACTGGTATTGTTGTGTCTAGCGAAGGCCCACAAACTGAGTATGCGAAATTCACAAAAGATAAAGAGTCTAAGTCAATTTATGTCGAACTTAAAAACCCTTCTAACGTGGAGTCATACCCAATTATTCGTATAAAGAATAAAGCCAACATTGGTTGGATTGGTATCGTAAATCAAAATGGAGTAATGGAACTAGGTTCTTCTACCTCAACTGAGGCTGGTACACAGTCTTATACTGATGGTACAGGTTCTGAGGTCTTATTCCAGATTAAACGAGGTGACTTTGGCCCTAAAGGTTGGGGTATGTTACAAGAAGGTCGACATGTATTTGGTGGACGACTTGTATTGGGTGTAGACCCTAAAAACGATTCAAATAGTCAAATATTAAACCATTTAGTTGTCAAGGAGATGAACCATACATCTGAAGGACAGAATTATACGACTTCTGGAGTTCATTATCCTGGTAATGACGAAGCAAGGTCTGGAAATCCACACTGGGCTGAAGCTATCGGATATATAGATATTCCAGCAGACCGAGATGGTATTAAAGGTGGTACAGACTTCCGTGTCGATTTTAATGCTAAATTCCATGCTCTACAATTGGGTAAATCTGGAGTTATTCGTATTGGAGTTCTCTCTAACAAGAACGAAGTTATTGCTGAATATGAGTTAGTTAAAAATGATACTCGTGGTAATGACATGTATTGTAGTTTCATGGTCGACGAACAAGGTGACCAAAAGTGGTATGAAATGAAACATTTTCATGCTAACGATGGTGAGTATGAACCAGCTAATAGGTCGTTTAATACTAAAACGGGTGATGCATGGTTTATGAAAGAAGGCTCTAAGTTGACTTTCTTCCTTGACAATCATTACTACAACTACACAAACGAGAAACTAAAAACCATGAATTTCTCTAAAATAGTTATTCAAATGGGTCACTATTATGGTGTGCAAGAAGTTGAAATTATGTGTCTTGAGTCTTTGAGTTTCACTAAACTTAACACAAGACGATATGCTCTGGTAGATAACAAATACAAAGCGAATTCTATTATCACAATCGATAATTGGAATGGGGAAATTTGGTTGTCTCCAGATGGTACTTCTGAAAAAGGTTATGTTTCTCAATCAGAACTCGTTAAAGGTTCTAGTTGGATTACTCTTCCTAAGGGTAAATCTAAACTACAATTTAGTTTCTCTCCATGGATGAAGGGCGAACTACCTGAAATCGAGATAGAGTTTAACGAGCAATATCTACAGTAAAGGAAAAATCAAAATGAGGATTACAATTCACAATAATAATCTGGAAGTTGTCGACCATCTTGATAACTCCATCCCAGGAAGTTTGAAGTTCTATAACGACACTCTAGAACAATATTTGAAGGGTGATGCTGCTACTTTTGACTTCACTGTTGATAAATTTGTAAATGAAAAATTACAAGAAAGACTGCAACATTTAAAAGCAAATATGTATGTGTCCTTCTCGTTTGATAATAAGGATTACTTGTTATCGGTGCGAAATATGACACAAAACGATTACCATATTACTTTTCAATGTGAAAATGCGTCTATGGAATTGCTTAATGAATATCCTAAGGAATTCAAACAAGACGAGAAGAAACCTACGTCTTATACGTTTGAAGAGTATTTAGATATTTGTCAAGCATTGACTTACACAAAATTGCGTGTAGATGTTAACGAGATTCCACTAGAAAAAAGAGTATTATCTATTTCTAGCTCAACTAATATTTATGGTACTATTCTCAACCTAGCAGAACAATTTGGAGCAGAATGTGAAATCATTCCTACAATGTTTCCAGATGGTCGAGGATTACAAGACCTTAAATTAAATATCTACAAAGCAAAAACTTATACAGATTTATATTCTGGTATCGGTACAAATCGTGAAGACGTAATTCTGTTTATTGATAGACACGTTACTAGCGTATCATATTCTCATGATAGGACACAACAGTATACTGCTTTGCGTATTAAAGACAAAGATGGTAACTATTTCAAACCTAAAAAGAATATGATTGTAAAGCATGCAGATGGTAAACATAATGAGTTTTACATGATGCGTAATTCTCATACAATGTATGCTCCATTAGCAATGCTAGAATATCCATCTATGATTCACTTGAACGAGTGTGATAACTGGACGGTTAAAGAAATTAAGACTGATTTAGACCCATCTGATTATGATGGATTATATAATGCTGGTCTTAAAGCATTGCGTGAACATGCTTACGGTGTTAAGAAATACACCATTCAATTAGACGGCACGAAAGTACGTAATAAATACAACATTAATGTTGGTGATATTATTTACATCTCAGATAACAACTTCTTAAATGGGTTGTTGCTGAGAGTTCGTGTTGAAAAGATTTCTACCACTCTATCTAAACCATCAACATACAAGATTGAAGTATCTAATATTGTTGAAATGGCTAGTCAGTTAACGGGCGCTATGTTGGACAAGTATGCTCGTATGATTGAAGATGCTAAACCATATACAATGAGTGTCCTCACTTCGAACGGTGTTGCGTTCAAGTCCCTCGATGATGAGACTCGTCTCTATCCTAGATTGTATAAAGGTGGCAAATTACAGAAAGAAGATACTGGTCGATATTTCACTTATGAGGTAAATGACCAAGTTATCGGG